TAATTAATAAACCAGAGTACAATTCTTTTAAAGATGAAACAGGCATATATAATTTTAGAAATGATATTATTTATAAACCAGGTAAAATTAATGTAGGTAAGTTTGGGGGTAAACCAGGTAATGAAATTAACTTAGCTCAAGATATTAAAACTGCTCTTGAATATTGTGAAGCCCCTGCAACTTCAGATACATATATAGAATTAGATAATAAAGATACTACTATTATAAAAGATATACCTAAAGATATTAAGCCTGATGTATTAGCTGCTTGGCAAGACAAACTAAATAAATCTAATTTAAACATTACTAAGGCTAATGTTAAAGAGCTTATAGCAATATTAAAGAAAGAATATATAGATACAAAATGATTATAGAAATAAAGTTACCTTTTGAACTTGAATCTAAAGAATTAGAGGCAGCCTTCAAATATAAAGCTAAAAATTATATAGCTAATTCTGCTATGCCTAATAATTTTCAAGCTATGGAAAATTATATTAAAAATAATTTTAATATAACTACTTCATTAAGAAAGAATTTAATAGATATAATCAATACTTTAAAGTTTTCTAAAGGGAAAGATGTTTATAAAGTAATTATAGAGCAAGATAAACTAGATAAAATAGCTAGGTTAATAACTTTTGGTAATAGAGAAATAAAAGGTAATCCTATACTATTAAAAGCATTTGAATATGCTAAAACACAATTATAAGAAAGGAGTTTAGATTATGGGTATTAGATATTACGATAAAGCAATTTATGATAAAATCCAATCTTGGGTTAAAGATCCAAACATGAGAATTTTAAAACCTGAAGAAACAACAAGATTATTCCAAATAAGAGCAGATCAGAATAATGATGCTCCTATTAAACTTCCTTTAATTTCTTTAGTTAGACTTCCAGATGTAGATATTAAATATAGTAAAATAAGACCTTTATCTTTTGATGGTAAACATTTAGCTAATGATGATATACAAACGTTACAACTAAATGCTATACCTATTTCTGTTGTTTATCAATTAGATATTTATACTAGAAAATTTGAAGAAGGAGATGAATATTTAAGGAATTTTATATTTAATTTTGTAAATTTTCCTAAATTAGAGATTACACTTCCTTATAATAATACTAATGTTGTTTATAATGCTTATTTAGAACTATTACCTACAGCAACTGATAATAGCGATATAAGTGAGAAATTATTTGCCGACCAATTTACAAGATGGACACTTCAACTTGAATTAAAAGATGGTTATTTATTTAGCATTCCATTTAGAGATAATTGGAGTATAGAAGAAGCTGATTTAAGAATTATGGATGTGGATGAAAAAGGCGTTACCACTAATATAGAAGATGAATTAGTAGAAAAAAATGAATGATGAAAATATATTTTAAAAATGCTTATATTTATAAGTTAAAATTAATGCTAAATTAAATGAATAAAATAAAACTAAATTATTTTAATAAAACAAAGATAGAGGAGAATAAAAATGCCAAGTATTAATATTAAAGAAATTGATAGTACTACAGCTAATGAAATCATTTATAATGACTTTGTAGTTTTAGTAGCAGGTAAATCCACACACACAGGTGATGAAAGTGGAGATATAGAAGTTGGTTTTACAAAATTATATGAAGATGTAACAACTTTTGAATCAGAAATAGGTTCCGCAACGGATTTAGGCTTTAAAATGGCTAAAAAATTGTTAGGGTTAGGAATGAAAGTTCAATATGTTGTGTACGCAACCAAATATGACCTTGAAGATGCAGAATCAGGTTCAGATTTCTGGGGTCCATTTGAAGATAAAGGAATTTATGATATAAGATTTATTGTTTCAGGTGAAACAAGTAAAGTAATAACTGAAAAGATGATTAAAACAGCTGCTGAAAGAGGAGATGCTATTGCATTAATAGATGTTCCTAGTACAGAAGATACAGTAGATAAAATTGAAGCTTGGGTTGCAAGCATTGCAGCTGTAAGTGTTACTAGAGCTGATGGAACTGTAGAGAATGGTTTTAAATATGCTGCTGCATTTGCACCACATATTGTTTATAAGGGAGATACTACAGAATTTCCAGGTTCATTTAACTATTTAAGTTGTTTTGCAACTCATATATCAAGATTCCCCGCTTGGTTCGCTATGGCAGGTTCAGTAAGAGGTGTTTCACCTTATACAATTGATTCTGTTTCATTAGAATTAGGAGATGCTGCAAACGCAGTTTTACAAGCAAGAGCAGTTAATGGTGGAACTATTACTTCTGCCCATAGAGCAACAAATACTGTTTGTGAAGTTAGACCTTATGGTAAAATTATTTGGGGTAATAGAACATTATTTCCTTTAGGTACAGGTTTAGTAGCAAGTTCTTTCTTAAATATTAGACAATTATGTTGCAGTATTAAGAAAACATTATATAGAGCAGGTAGAAAATTTAGTTTTGAGCCTAATAGTGATGTATTATGGGCAAACTTCCAAAATGCAATTATTCCATTACTTGAAGAAATGAAGAGTGGTCAAGGCATTAGAGGATATAGAATAATTAGAGAATCTACAAGTGCTAAAGCAACTTTAAAAGCAAAAATTAGGATTATACCAATTGAAGCTGTTGAAGATTTTGATTTAACAGTTGAATTGTCTGATTCTATTGAAGTTAATGAATAAGGAGAGATAAGATGGCAGAAAAATTAGGAACTTATCATATAAGTTCAAATCCCGCAGATTATGAGTTAGCAAGAAGTAATTTCTTTACATTCATAGTAGATGATATTGAAAATTTAGTAAGAAGTGATTTTGGTCTTGAAGAACCTGAGGAAAGTGATTTTCTTAGAGGCGGCCAAGAAGCACTTAAATTAAGTGTTAATAAATCATCTGTACCACATTTTGAACTAGGAACTATTGAAATGAGAAGAGGTAATTCAGTCATAAAATATGCTGGTAACCCTACCTTCCCTGAAGGTTCACTTCAAGTTCAAGATTTTGTTGGTTTAAAAGTAAAATCAATTTTAATGGCTTGGCAAGCTTTGGCTTATGATGTTATTAATGATAAGGGTGGAAGAGCCGCTGATTATAAGAAAAAAGGTACTTTAATTGAGTATACGCATGACCATGAAAAAATTAGAGAATGGGAATTAGTTGGTTGTTGGATTTCTTCAATTAAAGAAGATGAATATGATGTTAGTTCTGATAGTGATAGAAAAATTGATTGTGTTATTCAATATGATAGAGCTATCATGCATGACCCATTAGTTTAATTAAATAAAAAAAAATATTAGGTTCAGCGGAAACATGACTACGGTCATCATCCCTTGACCTTTTTATTTTATATTATAATTTTATAAATTTTATAATGCTAAATTAAGCGATGAAAGGAAATTATATTTTAATATGGGAAGAAAAAGAAAAGGAATTAATGAAGTAAAGGAGCCACTAGTGGCTTTTCAATTACCTCATCCATTAAAACAAAGAATTAGAGAGGAAGCATTTAAAAAAGAACTATCTTTCTCAGCTATGATTAGAGAAATATTAGAAAGATATTTTGAAGAAAGATAATTGAAAGGAAAATTATTATGGAAGAAAAAACAACAAATTATACTATTGCAGAAAGTTATGAGTTACCTTCTAAAGGGCTTATATATGACACTAAAATAGATCCTCATGTAGAATTAAGGTCAATGACTACAAGAGAAGAAATGAGAAGATTAGCTCCTTCAAATACTCCTCTTAAAGTACTATCAGAAATTATTGAAACTTGTATGATTACAAAGCCTAAAGTGCATGTTTATGATATGTGTATTGGTGATTATGAATATTTGTTACAAAAACTAAGAGTGGTTACTCATGGACCAGAATATAAAATACAAATAGCTTGTCCTAATTGTGGTAGTGTACACACTGAAACTATAAATTTAGATGATTTAAAAACTATTGCTTATAATGATGATGAAGTTAGAGCTTTAATGGATTTGACTTTACCTAAATCAGGTAACCATATAACTTTAAAATATCAAACACCTAGAATAGTAGATGATATTGGGCTTAAAATTGAACAATTTAATAAGAAAAATAAAGATTCTACTATTAACCCTAATATTTTATTTACATTACAATCATTAATTGATACAGTAGATGGTCAAAAATTAAGTTATTCAGGATTAGAAGATTTTATTAATAAGCTTCCTTTTGCTGATACTAATTATATATTAGCAAAAATAGAAGAAGTAAACAAAAGAATTGGTTTAGACAATATTATTGAGTTGGTGTGTGGCCGCTGTGGAGGAGATGTATTGACATTTTTTCGCTATGGACCAGAGTTTTTTAGACCCACTCTTGACTGAGGATAAAAAACCTTACGGGCCTGTACGTTATAAACAAATTGTCAAAGAATGCTATTTAATAAGCAAACATACTAATACATCATATACGGATTTAATGGATGTAACACCTACAGAAAGAAATTACTTAATACAATTAATTGCTGAAGAAATTCAAAAATCTCAAGAAGCAATTGATAAAGCAAAACAAGAAAGCAAGCTTAAAGCTAAGAAAACTAGATAATATAACTACATAATAAACTTGCTAAATTAAATGATACAAATTTATAAAAAGGAGGATGATATTATATGGCTTTACCTGATAAAACTGGATTAGAAATAAAAGAAATATCTCCTTCTGCTTATGAAGAAAAGAGACTACGTGCTTTAAGATCTTTAGAGCGCCAATTATTAGATGATAACTCTACTTACACTAAAAAATTAGTTGGTCAACGATATGATTATGAAGAATCTTTAGTCCAAGCTCAAATACAACTAAAGCTTCAAGGTGAACTAAAAATTCAAAAACTTCAAGCTGACTTTGATAAAACACAAGATAAAAAAGAAAAGAAAAAACTTCAAAAAAGAATAGATGCAACTAAATCTTTTTTGTCTGCCGTTTCTAAATTAGAAAAAGCAGAAGAAAAGAAAAGAGAAAAAGAAAAAGAGACTGCTGAAGCTAAAAAAATTCTTTCAATGACTACTAAAGAAAGAAAAGAAGCAGGTATTACTAAAGAAGAAATTAAAGCAGCTGAAAAAACATACAATGCTTCAGTTGATTTAAGTAATGTTTTATCTAAAGCTTTTGATAGTCTTGTTAAAGTAATAGATAAGCAAGTTGAAGAAGTAGCTAGTTATCAATCAAAATGGGATACTAGACTTTTAGGTAGTGGTAAACAATTTGAGAATAGTGGTCTTGGTGGTTTGTTTGGTCTTGGTAAACAAGGAATTAGTAGTAAATTAGCTAGTATT